ATTTACAGAATGAATGGGGTGATCAATATGAAAAAAATATTGGTTACAGTAATGAAGTTGTAAGTTTTTTCAGCAGTGACGATGACGCTATAACAGAAATGAAATTAGCTGACGGAACAAGGATTGGTGACAACCCAATGATCATTGAAATGTTTTCAAACATAGGTCAGTTTATATCTGAAAAAATTGGTGAAGATAGTTTTTCAGGAAGAGACAATGTTCCTGGCATGGCTACGGAACAAGTACAACAAGAATTGAATAGTATCATGGCGCCTGGTACACCGTACTGGGATAAACAACATCCTGATCATAATAGAGTTGTTCAGCGTGCTTTACAGCTCAATGGGATGTTAACTGGTGATGCTGCATAAATACCCAGTGATGGGTTAATCTATGGATAAGCTATATGCCCCATAGCACATACCTTTGCGTAAGGTGGAGTAATTACCCTTAGTAATAGATGGTCTGCGCAAGCAGATAGCCAATCGTAGAAACTTTAATCTTAATTTTTATGGAGAATGTAAATGTCTGCTAATCAGATAACTACCGCATTCGTGAATCAATTTTCATCGAATGTTCAGCTTCTCTCACAACAAATGGGATCACTTCTACGAAACACCGTAGATATTGAAACTGTTAATGGTGAGAAGGCTTTCTTCGACCAAGTTGGATCAACAGCAGCTGTAGAAAAAACTACAAGGAATGCTGATACACCTTTGGTTGAAACACCTCATGAAAGACGTATGGTCACAATGTCAGATTATGAGTATGCGACTTTAATAGATGATCAGGATAAAATCAGATTATTGATTGATCCTACATCAACTTACGCCAGGGCAGCAGCTGCTGCAATGGGCAGAAAGATGGATGACGTCATCATTGCTGCAATGTTTGGCGATGCCAAAACTGGAAAAGATGGATCTACTACAACATCATTCCCAGCTGGTAATCAAATTGCTGCGGCTTCAGGCGGTCTAACAATCGCTAAGTTAGTTGAAGCAAAACAGAAGCTCGATGAGAACTCTGTTGATCCATCTATCGCAAGATACATCGTTGTGTCACCAAAGCAAATCAGCGATTTGTTAAACTCAACAACAGTAACTAGCGCCGATTTTAATACGGTGCGTGCGTTATCAACTGGAACGATATCAAATTTCGTTGGGTTTGAATTTATCGTTTCTAACAGATTACCAGTTGATGCTAGTTCTGATAGAAGGGTATTTGCCTGGGCGCAAGATGGAATGAAGGTGGCTCTTGGCAAAGAACCTCAAGCAAGGATCGATGTAAGAGCTGATAAATCATACGCAACACAAGTCTATTACTGCATGACTATGGGAGCTACTCGCATGGAAGAAGAAAAAGTAATAGAAATTAAGTGTTCAGAGTAAGGGAGAGATAAATGGCTACAGTATATTCTACTCAAAGAACTAACGCTAGAGCAGTTCCTTCCGTTAAGAACAAAGCTAACGAATTAGGTGGCAGAGTTCGTATTGCTCACGGCGTTTATGAAGCATCTTCATTAGCATCAGGTGATGTCATTGAAATGTTTATCCTTCCTGACGGTGCAAGAATCATAAGTGGTTCTCTTGCTCATGATGCATTAGGTTCAAGCACAACTTTAGCAGTTGGTCACGGCGCATACACAAATGCAGCTGGTACAGCAGTTGCTTTAGATGCTGATGAATTTAAGGCAGCAGCTTCGTCTGCTTCAGCTGGTAAAGCTGATGTAGCGGCTACATTAGCATTAGGATCAGGTATTGAGATTGATGCTAATCAGGATGGTTACCCAGTAACAGTTACACTAGCTGGTGCAGCTGCAACTGGTACTATCGAATTAACTATGCTTTATGCATTAGATTAATTAACTAGGGGGCAGTTATTGCTGCCCCTTTTTTTCAAAAGGTTTATTATGGCTAGTGTTGTTGATATATGTAATTCAGCTTTGAACTTAATTGGTGCATCTAATATTTTAGATCTTACTGAAGATAGTAAAGCTGCCAGGATTTGTAATCAAAGATATACTTTTGTAAGAGATGCAACATTTAGATCTCATCCCTGGAATTGTTTATTAAGAAGAGTAACACTGTCTCCTGAATCAGAAACACCAAACTTTGATTTTTCTAATCAATTCACCCTTCCAGTTGATCCATTTTGTTTGCGTGTTCTACAACTTCAAGATCAAGATTTAGTTTATAAAGTTGAAGGACGTAAGATTTTAGCTAATGCAACAGAAATAAAAATGCTGTATGTGGCAAGAGTTGAAGATCCAAATGAATATGATCAATTATTAATAGAAGCTATATCAGCAAAACTTGCCGCAGATATTTGTTATGCCCTGGTCAATAGTGCAAATCTCATGGTGCAGCTCAATACAATGTATAAAGCTAAACTAGTTGAAGCTAGGTTTGTTGATGCTAATGAAGGTACACCAGCAACAATGAACAATGAATCTAGTCTGACAGTTGCAGAAAGTAATGTCTTCCTTGCATCGAGGTTGTAATGGCAAAGATCACAGCTGCAAAACAAAATTTTACGTCAGGTGAGATTACGCCAAGGTTAAGTGGTAGAACTGACTTAGGACGTTATGATAACGCAGCACAACTAATAGAGAATTTTTTAGTACAACCACATGGCGGTCTAGGCAGAAGACCAGGAACACAATTTATTAGAGAGGTTAAAACAAGCTCTGCACAAACCAGGTTAATACCTTTTCAGTTTAATGTTGAACAAGCCTATATATTAGAATTTGGTAATCAATATTTTAGAGTATATAAAGATGGCGGCATTGTTGTATCAAGTGGTAGTCCAGTAGAATTTACAACGCCTTACACCACGGCGCAGTTAGATCAGATTAAGTTTGCTCAAACAGCTGACGTAATGTATTTAGCTCATCCAAGTCATGCGCCTAGAAAAATTACCAGGACAAGTCATACTGCATGGACGGTTACAGAAGTAGATCTACAGCGTGGGGCAATGTTAGATCAAAATCTAACAACAACTACATTAACAGCAAGTGGTAGAACTGGAAGTGTAACAATAACCGCTAGTGCAAGCACATTTGTTTCTACGGACGTAGGACGCCTTGTAAAGCTGCATAAAGGTTTTGCTAAGATAACTGCCTTCAGTAGTGCTACATCCGTTACAGCAACGGTACAAGAGCTAGAAGATGGTAGATCTGAGTTGATGCCTACATATGCAGCTACACTATCATTTCATGAAGGAGATCCGTCCTCAACTGGTTTAGAGCATAATGATAGAATAGAAGATAGTGCTGGTAATTTTATTACCCAGGGTTTTGAAAATGGTATGAAGATTACCATAAGCGGCACATCAAGCAACAATGGATCAGGTAAATTAATAGTTGACGTAACTGATACTGTTATAACATTAGCTCCTGGCATTGACCTGGCAAACGAAGGTGCTAATAGTTGCACTATTACTGGAGATTTGATTGCAGATAGTAATTTTTCATTAGGTGCATTTTCAGAAACAACTGGTTTTCCAGCAGCTGTGGCATTTTATGAGCAGCGGCTTGTATTCGCTGGAACAAGCAATCAACCACAAACAATATTCTTTTCTCAAAGTGGTGATTTTGAAAACTTTGAGCGTGGCACAAATCCTGATGATGGATTGGTTTATACTATAGGATCAAATGAAGTTAATGTTATTAGGTATTTGGCATCAGGACGGCAGCTAATTGTTGGCACAAGTGGCGGTGAATTTGTTGTAAGAGCTTCAGGATTTGATGAACCGTTAAAACCTGACAACACGCAGATCAAACAACAAACAACATATGGATCAGCAGATATTCAGCCAATGCAAGTTGGTAATGCTACATTGTTTTTACAGCGTGCTAAAAGAAAACTGCGTGAATTAGTATTCAGTAATGAATCAGATAGCTATGTAGCGCCTGACATGACTATTTTAGCTGAACACATAACAGAGGGCGGTATTACAGCTTTTGCTTATCAGCAAGAGCCTGACAGCGTTGCATGGACGGTTAGAACTGATGGTGTTCTATCATGCATGACATATAGACGAGAAGAGCAAGTAGTTGCCTGGCATAGGCATATTATTGGTGGTGTATTCGGATCAGGCAATGCAGTTGTAGAATCCGTGGCAGTTATACCTGGTGATCTTGATGAAGACGAAGTTTATTTAATTGTGAAAAGGACAATAGGTGGAGCAACAAAAAGATATGTTGAAAGAATGTCAGGATTTGATTTTGGTACTGACATTACAGATGCATTTTTTGTTGATAGTGGACTAACATATACAGGCAGCGCTGCAACATCTATATCAGGTCTAGACCATTTAGAAGGACAAACTGTTTCAGTATTAGCAGATGGATCACTGCATCCAGACGTCACTGTAAGTTCAGGAGCCGTTACACTCCAGCGATCAGTTACAAAAGCTCACATAGGTTTGCCTTTTACAAGTAAAGTAGAAACACTAAGAGTTGATGGTGGTAGTGCCTTGGGAAGTTCCCAGGGCAAAGTAAAAAGAATATCTGAAGTTACTGTGAGATTATTTAGATCAGTAGGATTAAAGGTTGGAACATCTACCAGTGAATTAGATGTTGTGCCATTTAGAGATTCAGGCGATGCGATGGATACAGCAATACCATTATTTACTGGAGATAAAACTGTAGAATTTAGAGGTGGCTACGATGATGATGCAACAATTGTTATTCAGCAAGATCAGCCACTACCAATGACAATACTAGCTATATTCCCAACCGTATCTGTTTTTGATAAATGATTATAGTTGATTTTGAATCTGATCACGCAAAAGAATTGTATGATGGTATAATTAATGATGACAGAAATAGACCGCCTATTATGATTTCACAATTTGTTGATGAGGTTGTTGTTAAAAATTTAGCTTTTACTGGTGTTCTAAATGGTAAGATAATTGCTTGCGGTGGTATCTACCCAATTTGGAATGGTGTAGGGGATGCTTGGTTTATTGGATCAAACGTAATATACGAATATCCGATTTTAGTTACAAAAACTGTAAAAAAATATTTAAATGAACTTATGGATCTTAATAATTTTCATAGAGTTCAAGCATATGTAAGGCATGATTGGCAAGAAGCGCAAAGGTGGATCAAGGTCTTAGGAATGCAAAATGAAGGCACTGCCAGGAAATACAGTACTGACGGTAGAAATCACATACTTTTCGCAAAGGTTAAATAATGACAGATCCAGTAACAATGACACTTATAGGAGCTGGAGTATCAGCTGGGGCAACAGTTTTAGCTGCTGACGGCACAAAGCAAGTTGGACGATATAACAAGCAGATAGCAGATAGAAATGCAAAGGGAGCAGAACAAAAAGCAGAAATGGCTTTGTTTGATGCATCCAGGAATGCT